AGCATTCAAAGCTTTAATAACATGAGCTTCATTAAAAGTGTATCTTTTAAGAAGTGGACGAAATGATACAATCTTTTCACCCATATAAACTCCATAAATATCATTATTTTGTGGAATGGATGTAGACATAATATCTACAACGTTATCATTGCTAGGTTTAGATTCTTCAGATAATGATTCAGTTAAAACATCACCACTCTGTGAAACAAAATTCTCAGCTTGTGAAACAAAAGCATAAGTTGAAAGATGTTCATGGGATGGAACAGCTACTTCTAGATCTTTACAAGAAACATAAACATTTATTTTAATATCTTCTGGTGCATTTTCATTAGCAACAGTCAAATTATTAAGTACATGCGCAGATAAAACTCCATTTGCATACTCGGAAGTATTTGAAAATGTTGTGCCATCTATAAAATGATCTTGTGTTGCAGCAGATGTAGTAATTGATCTAGTAGGTAGAAAAGTTTTATTTTGTGCCCAACCAATAGTTATAGAAAAATCTTTTTGTGTTGCTATGTCCACAATATGTGATTGTATTGTATTAGCCTCTAAAGTAGGTAATACAAATAATGGATCAAATACAAATAAGATTCTTCCTCTATGGAAAGGAGTACAAACTATTTCAAACCTAAATGTTAACTGACCCCTCCAAAATTTGAAAGGTAATGTTGCAAAAGCACATGCTGGTAGAAAAACTCCATTCCCAATAACTCTTAAAACTTGAGGTGTAACCCTAGTAGTAAAAAGAGTAGTAGAAATAGGTGTATTAATATTCCAATTAAAAGTATCCAAGAAACTTTCTTTACTAGCAATATCAGAAATAACAAGTTCATCTTTTCCTGATAATCCAGTCACACGAGAATCAATTGATAATTCTTGTTTAGAATCTACGGTCATTTTATTGGAAGTATCTCTAGTATCAGTAGACGATAAATTATTCAGATATTGTGGCTGATATTTTGGAGGTTCTTGTATATCTATAGGTCTACTATATCCCAATGCACTAGCTGCTTCACCTAAAGTTGAAGCAACTTCAGAAGTAGCAGTAGCATATGGAGATATAATAGGAATTCTTTGTAAAACCTTTGCAGTGGCAGAAATTTTAGACATAGTATTAGAAACAACACTATTTCCATATTCACCTGCTTGTGGTACAATTGAATAAGAATTTATAGATGTAGGAGCCGACAATTTTATATCAGTAGCCCAAACATAAACTGAAATGTTCAGTGGAGTAGTAGAATTATTTGCATGTTGTAAAGAGTTTAAAGTCCTCATAACTATGATTCCATTTTCTTCTATTTGATTAGTTGACAAAACAGCCATATCTGTATTTAACAAATATGGAAGTTTCATTTGTGCTCCGATAGAAGTGTTAGGATCAAGTTTAACATGTAAGCGTTGTGATGCTTGAACCATAGCAGCAGATCCATAAAGAGGCTTCCCTGATAATTGATCATAATTATGAAGTGGTATATAGTCAATTAACATACGACCAAAATAAAAAATATTTCCATTAATAAGAAATTTAATATTAAGGTTGCAATGCAATAAAGCATAATTGCTAATTCTATTAGTAACACGCGGATTATTAAAAAATAATTGCCACGGATTAAAACTATCATTAATATCAACATCATTTGGAGTCCATGTAAATTGTTTGACCAAAATAGGTCTCTCAAAAAATTTATCCAAAGGAAAATCATCATTATTAGCAGATAAAAATGTTTTATCTGGTTCTGCCGATATAGTGTTAATAACTTCACTACTTTCACCAAACTTAACAGTTTGTTGTTGTTTTGAATTATTCTTCACACTAATAAATTTGTTGATGGTATCTTCTCCCCCAGTTCCCATCATGGCTGGCATATTATTATTTTCATTATTATAATTGCTAATCAACTACGGTACAAATAAATGATTATGATTATTTCATTTATAGGAATGGATTTATTTTCGGACTAAAAAGATTAAAAAATCTTGAAATTAGAGAATTTCATCCTAAATTGTATAAGCCTACACTATATATAGCGGTAACCATTATCCTTTAAATATAGTGGGTATCCAATACACAACTCCCATTTTTAGCGTTTATATCATGGCGTATGGGTACGCCATTAAGGATGAGTTTTATGACTTCCCAGGTCGGGTTTGGATGAGTTTATTGACTTCCCAGGTCGTGTTAAATGGTTAAATATATTAGTTATTTTGAGTGGAAAGATATTTTTCTTTCCACTCTAATAACCTCTGATCATAATCAGGCAACCCATCATTAAAAAACCAATTGTATTTTGCATCTTCAATAACTTTGAGTAATTTTTGTCTATAATCTTCATAAAATTCCCTACCATGGAAAAAACTTTCATATGAAACATTTTTAATAGCTTCAATTGAACTTTCTTCCATGTTCAAAGCTTTAGATCGCAAATGACAATGCAACATTTTCTTCAGTGTCGATTCTTCCAATGGAGCTAAATATAATCCTAACTCTTCATTCATTATAGAACTCCTTTTCAAAAAATTACACTCTTCATTTTTAATGAATGGAACAGATTTTGCTTCTTTATCTGCCATAGTATATATAATATTATCTAATGCCAATGTATTAGAAATTGATGTATGATTATATTCATCAAATCCTTCTTTAACTGACA